TCGGCAATAGCGTTACGTCTTTGTATGTCATTCTCGGAAAGATTTGATGGTTTGTTATCTAAAAGGAAAAACTCCTTGAAATGAACCAGATAATATCTTCCTTGTTTGTGTAATATGTGGCACGACTGATACAAAACTTTTTCTTTTCTTGACGATACTCCAATCCGTGTTAGAGTTTCTCTAACTTTCAGAAAGTCATCCTGTTCCTTGAGTTCAATCTCAAGGAATTTTGATAAATCAACCATATCATTTTCCTAATCCACCCTTCAGGGTTTGTTCTTTGAGTTTTTGGATTTGTTCGTTGCTTAGTAGTCGCAAAGCATCACGAGCTTTGGAGTCTGATAGGGCGTATGTCTGCTTGATGCATTCTATATCGTCACTTTTCTCAGATTTTATCCACTTAGCATAGGGTCTTTTCTTAGACCTTACGATATTTATAAGAAAATCATTTTGTAGCTTTTTGTCAAGGAAATGGTTTCGATTCATCTCATTGGCAACATAAACACAGTCGTGATGATAGGACAATGACCGATTGGTAAGGAATGGTTGATAATCCTTCTCACTCAGGTCATCCACTATCAGGTTCTTTTTCTCCTGTAGGATATCCTTGACATAATCAAATGGGTTCACAGCACCCACTCTCTCGCAAAAGATTTGGCGTCTTCCACATCGTCAAAATATTTCTCCTCATTCACATTCTTTTCCAAGCATGAAATAAATACACAATACCCATTATCATTCTCTATGACCATAGAAACTTTGATACCATCATCTGAATAGTGTTCTGCTATTACATCTGTTCTCATTTGAAATCCCCTTCCGCCATTATTTGTATAAGACAAGCAACAATATTTATTTCTTGGTCAACAACGAATGCTTGTTTATATTGATAGTCGGCAAGGATTAGAATCACTTGTGGAATAGAATGTGGTTTCAGGAAATCATATAAGTTATCATACAACTTGCGAAAAAATGTAGTCGAATCAATCTCATTGGTTGCAACCCATTTTCTGACCGCACCGAAGTCTTTGTCTTTGATATACTTCACAATCTCGGTGATGGATACATCAGCAACTTGAGCAAGAACACCCACATCTATTTTACCAAGTTGTGAATACCGTTGCAACTCATTTATTACACGGCGAAAGTCGGGGAAATGTTTTGTCACCAACTCGGCAACAACCTTCTTGTCGAACTCAACTTTTTCACTTTGTAGAATCGATTCAGTTCTCTTCAGAAACTCCAATGCCATCTTCTGCTTCTCACCATTCTTCAAACCGAATTCAACGACTGCACACCTCGAATGAAGTGGTTCGATGATACGGTTCTTGTAATTACATGTGAAGATGAACGAACAGTTACTTGCGAACTCTTCGATAGCATTACGCAGTGCAGGTTGTGTTGAGTTTGGGTTTAGGTAATCGGCTTCATCAATGATAATAACTTTGCGTCCACCAGTGAATGACATTGATGATGCATAGTTTTTTATCTTGACTCGGAATGTGTCAATACCTGATTCATCAGAACCATTGATTACTAGGTAATCGCATCCCGCTTCTTGACACAGTGCTTTTGCCACTGTCGTCTTCCCGACACCAGTGCTGCCTGTTAGAAGTAAGTTTGGTATCTGTTTCTGACTTGCGTATTGTTGAAAGACTTCCTTCAACCGTTTGGGTAGAATACAATCCTCGATTGTTTGAGGGCGATACTTTTCTGTCCATAATAAATGTTCCATTGGAACCTTTCACATAAATCATAAAAAAAACTCTTCTAATGTAGACTTAGATTCTTTTGCGATGCGACTATCTTGAAGTGGTTTATAATCTTCATTTAGTTCACATCCCAAATATTGTCGTCCAAGTCTCAGTGCCATTGCTGCTGTCGTTCCAGAACCCATAAATGGGTCTAGGACGATACCATCAGAAGGAGCACCCGCCAGTATACATGGTTCAATCAACTCTTCAGGAAACACTGCAAAGTGTGCTCCCTTATATGGTTTGGTATTGACAGTCCAAACACTACGTTTGTTTCGTGTAGGTTTAATCATCAATGTACCATCTGCTTTTTTGTATCCACTGTGACCAACAAAACTTGTTCCACCACCACCCATACTGCTGTCAAACTCTTTACGCACATTGGGTCGTGGTTGATTCATCGAATGTTTCGTTTGTCCTGGTGCTCCGTTCACATTCTTGTGTGTGTCACTTACACCACGAAGCATTCGTAATGCAGTCACATCTTGTATCGGTTCTTCTATTGCGGTAGAATCAAAATGATACTTGTCTGATTTACTCAACAGAAAAATATACTCATGTGCTTTGGTACAACGGTCTTTGACTGATTCGGGCATCGGGTTTGGTTTGTGCCAGATGATATCTTGACGCAGATACCAACCATCAGCACGAAGTGCAAAGGCAAGCATCCACGGTATACCAATCAAGTCTTTACCTTTCAAACCTTCCAATTTATTGTTTCGAGTTGGACTGTGTGATGGTAAATCCTGCATGGTTTTAGAAACAGTCTGTTTGCAAAAGGCATCAGTCCTACCACGATAGTTGTAGTAAGTGTCACCAATGTTCAACCAGAGTGTGCCATCATCTTCAAGTACATCCCACACGCAACGAAATACTTCTACCATTGCATCAACATACATCTGTGGAGTTTCTTCTAAACCTATCTGTCCATCACGACCGTAATCACGCAGACCATAATAAGGCGGACTTGTTATGCAGGTTTGAGCTTTGATTCCTTCTGCTGCCCACCTACGCATCGTTTCACGACAATCACCGAATTCAATTAGGTTCATTTAGACGAGCAACTACTTCAAGATATGATTCTTTCACATGCCAATCTGTTCCATTGACACCAAAAATTACTGTACGCATCTGGAGTTTAGCATCTTCATCAGGTGTAATCAATTCAAATACGGATGCCACGATATCGGGATTGATAGCAATAGACTCACCATCAAATGATGTTGAAGCATTCGTAAACATTTTCATTGCCATATTATTTTCTCGCCTTTTCAAATTTAGAGCCATTTTCAGTTGCAATCCAATACTGAATGTTGGCAGTTTCATGTTTAAAGTTTGCGATACCTTTCGATGAAATCTTGATGGAATAACCACCAGAAATCACTTTGAGATTTTCTGTTTTGAATATCATGCAATAGATATCACCATTACCTTCAGCAATCTCAATCGAATCAGTGTGTGCAGCATCATTAGTAGAATCAAATGTTTTCACAAAGACTTTACTACCATTCGATTCAACAGCAATGAATGGGGACGATAGAACATTCGCAGCCCGTAGAACCCAATCAAGGTCTTCACCAGAAAGTTTCAATGAAATCTCTGGATTAGGCATCTCGATTGTTTTATCGGGAGGAGTAACTATCATACTAGCAGCACAGAAACGATAACGAATCTTGCTACGACCTTTCAATCCTGAGATAAGAATATTGTTATCTTCAAAATCAAAAGTGGGTTCTTCTTTATGTAGAGAGATAACAGAAAGAAGATTGTTCAAATCATAAACTCCAAACTCAGTTGGAATTTCTTCACTTACTATTGCTTCAGCCATAATATTTTTGCCAGTAGAAACGGTACGAATCGTTTTACCTTTCTTAAAATATATTCCCTGATTGATTGAAGCAAAGTTTTTCAAGATACTTAGAGTATCATTAGAAAGTTTCATAATTATTTCCTTGTCAAATCATGATTGTGTATAGCCATGATAGCATAATGTAAGACTTTCATCAAGTCTCTTCGGTTGCAACCATCTTTCTTGCCGTATCGTTGAGCATACTTGATGATATTACCGATACAGAAACCCTCACCGTGACCACTATCCATAATAAACTCAGTTGCCTGAAATTTATTTTGTGAATAGTGTTCACCGTAAGTGGCATCAACGTATTCTTTTATTTCTTTTAGAATACGGTCTTCACTGTATTTGTAATCAATCACAACTTACCAGTGTACTGTGCAACTGCTGCCATGTTGCCAGTAAATGCATACGTACCGATATGTTGTGTTCTCATCCACGGACATAAGAAGATTTGTCCACCCATCTTACGCCACATCTGACAGAACATATAATCTTCTGACAAATAACGATCTGAACCACCACCAACGATTGATTCTTTAGTGTCGATTACAGTATCAAAGTACGCATGAATGTAACGTGATCCATCAAAGTTTGCCTGACCAACATGGTCTGGTTTGTAACGAATGGTTGGATATTGTTCTGCCATCTTATCAAACACATGACGTTTAACAAGCATGTGACCAGTACCAATTTCCATCACTTCTAATGGTTCAGAAACAGAAAACTGTTGTGTTCCCTGTACAACATTGAAGACGTATTCACCGACCAGATTCTCAAGTTCTTTTGGATTCAGGTCTGGATGTTTACGAGCTGTCTCTGCAATGTTATTCCAGTTGATAGACTTCTTCGGATACGGACCACCAATAACATCTTTGTCAAGTGCAATCAGTGCCAGAATATCTTGTGGGTTATAATGAATATCAGAATCGATAAACAATAGGTGTGTAAAGTCTGTGCGAAGGAATTCATCTACCAAATAATTTCTTGCACGTGTGATGAGAGATTCGTTGAAAAGGAAGGAGAACTTCACTTCAACACCGTAACGCATCATCGTAGTTTGTAAGTCAAGACAGGATTTTACATACAGTCCATGTGACATACCGCCATACATCGGGGTTGCTACAAACAGTTTTGTTTTTTTGAGCTCTTCAGCGTTTAGTTGTATTTGCATAATTTATCCATAAAAAAAGAGTGGAAGCACACAAATATATATATGCTTCCACCCCACCAGAACCTAAACTATTTTAGGCAAAAGCGTTGATGCCTTCAGCACGAAGGGCTTCAACACCAGCAGCAACAACTGCTTTAGTTGGTTTGCCCAAACGGTAGAAAGAAATCTGGCGACCATCTGCAAGAGTGCGATTGTTCAGGTAAATTGCGTTACCTTCTTTACGCAGTTCGCTGATGCGACTTGTTACATCTGACACACCCCACTTGGCACGAATTTGTGCAGCGGTCAATGTGTTGTAGTCGGTGTCTGTCTTAGACAAGTAAGCAAGGATTTTAGATTTAACTGACATTACGAAATACTCCAAAAAATTTGACTGCTACAAGTAAGCAGTTGAAAGGCAGTCTTACTCTCAACTGTAACAACCATTATATCATGATGATAAGTAGTTGTCAAGTACATTTACGGCAATTATCAAAATGGGTCGGGAACTTCATTAGGTTCGACCACATCTTCTGTTTTCACTAACAGTGTTTCAGTGTTCGCACCTGCATCAACCTTAGTATACAAGTCTAAGAATGATGCCTTAGTATCGGTATCGAAACGGTTTAGGCAGTATTCAAGTGCTTTGATTTTAGAACCGAATACACCATACGTTTTTGCGATATGAACCAATCTACGAGTTGAAATCACTTCATCACAACCACCATCAGCAAAGGTTTTACGAATCACATCTGCCCACGTTACGAGCTTCTCGGCAAATTCTTTATCAGACTTACCGATAGATTCCAATTCCTTCGTGATGATTTTGCGTTCCACTGTAACAGGAGGCCAATCTTGCTCAAAGGTATTCACGAATCGTTCCAAGAATGCTTCATTCAGAACATTCGTAAACATGAATCGACCATCTTCTGAACCTTTACCTTTTGTGTTAGCAGTAGCAAACACAGTAAAGCCAGCAGCAGGTACAACTACTTCATTCTTTTTCTTCAACAAGAAAGGTTTGCCCTCAAATACACGTTGCAGTGAAGACAAGTTTGCAGCACCGTAATCAATTTCATCGATACAGAGAACTGCACCTTGTCGAGCAGCGACAGTAACGGGACCGTCACGCCATTCCATCTGACCGTTGATAAGCACAAAGTTACCTAGCAAGTCACCTTCATCAGTTTCAGGAGTCATTGACACACAAACATACTTGCGTTTTTGTTTTGCACAAGCCTGTTCGATTGACATTGTTTTACCATTACCTGATTGACCAGTAACAAATACTGGAAAGAACATTTTAGATGCCACGATAGATTCGATATCATCGAAGTTACCAAACGGCACATAGTTTTCGTATTTTTGCGGTACAAGATTATCCGTTTCGAGATCAGTAATCAAGTTAGTGATTCGATTACCAATTAGATTTTCAGTCGGTTTAGACATAGGTATAACTTGTGCTGTCAGATTGGGAGTCTCGACAGACGCTTTAGAAGATTTGGAAGATTTAGGAACTTTGTACAAACCACGACCAACACGATTTGCTTCATCTTTAGTAAACCAATAAGGATGAGCAATACCGATTTTTGCACAGATGCCGTTAATATCCTGAAGACTAACAGTCTTTTCACCGGTTGCAGTAACAGCATCTAAAAACTTAGCACGAACAGCAGAAACTTTTGCCATAATATATAAACTCCGTAATCACATTGAACAACCATTATATCCCATCTAGGTTCACTTGTCAAGTAGGGGGTGTTGTTTTTACGCAACACCCATACTTGTTTCCTATTTGGCAATACCCTGTATGAATTTGGTAATCAATACCCGATTCACTTGTCTGGTTTTATTGAATTTCATAAACGCTTTAGCAAGGTTAGATGAATTCACTTTACCAGTTACTACAATTTCATCATCATTTATTTCCAGATTCGAACCATCAGGAATCAAAAAGAATGATTCGTATCCATCAAGTTGCGATACAAGGAATTTTTCTTTTCTCATCTGACGCACATACTTCTTGATTGCTTCATTTTCTTGAAAGTATGCACCTGGTATTTTACGGATTTCAGTCAACTCATCATTGACCAAACGACTACCAACAATCTTGGCTATCTTACCCGATGTAGGCACGATAAAGAATCCGAACAACTTTGAACCAGTAGTTAAAGTCAACCAATTCGAAATGACAGATTGCAAAGTATTGCTATGTGTCTTTGAGTTGAACCCCACTTTCAATTGATTCTTACCATCAGTGATAAACACATTTTCAGTTCGTGCATTGAACCACTTTCTACTGTGACGTTCACCTTTTGCATGGACTGCTTGAATGTCATCGGCATCACCATCA